TTCTTGCAAGTGCTTAGTCATATTCAGCTTGGCTAATAGCGTTTGCTCTCTTGGATTCTTCTAAGAACTTACGCTGTTCCTCTAAGCCAGCAAGGCTTGTTTCTCCATAAAGAGCCATTCCAGCCATATTTACTGGATTTATACCTGTTGCAGCCGTTGTTGCTTTTAAAGTAGCTGGTCCAGTAGCTAGACTTCTAAGACCAGAAAAAGTTTGTCCTGCATTAGTCATGCCTCTGTCTAAAGCACCTGTATATGTCTCTGGATCTATTGCAGCTTTTCCAAAATCTTGGGCAGATGAGATAGCAGATTTCCCACCTTCTATTACGCTATTAAACGCTTTGCTAGGAGCTTCTAGAGCTGTATCTACCGCTCTACTAAACATACTTGGTTGCCCCATAGTTTCTTTACCAGCCGATCTAAATCCTTCTTGCAAACCTTCCATTTGGTGTTGCATTCCTAAATCAGCAGGAGCAGTGGTATATGGTGTTGCATTAGCATATCCTGCTGGCAAAGAACTAATCCCAGCAGTAGGAGCGTTTAATAATTGCCCACTATTATTAAGTAATTGCCCTTGCGAATTTACTAAAATATCTCCAGCTTCTCCAGGTAAAACAAAAGTTCCACCTTCTTTGGCTATTGCACCTGAAACATTTTCAGCGCCAGACGGTACAGCGCCTTGTAAATATTCGCCTAATTTAGCTTGAGCATAAGCAGTTGCACCGCCAATAACTGCTCCTTGAAGATTTATATTTTTAATAGAAGAGCCTGGACGTAATATACCACCCCCTCTGGCTGCACCGTAACCTACTTGTAATGGTATTGGAGCGCCCATTGCTGAAAGAGCCACTTGCCCAACTGTACCCCAACCGCCTGGAATTGCTTTACCTACGGTTTTATCTAATCCTACCAAAGCTTGGTCAATTGGTTTAAACGCTTGAGTGGCTACATCTGACACTTGTTTAATGCCAGGAATGTTTTGAACCGTTTTAACTGCATCTACAAAAGGTCTTGTAATTTTCTTTAAAATAAATTCGGGTAAACCCGTATCTGGGTTAATAGTTCCTGAACCACCCAAGGCTTTTAAAATGCCTGCTTCTTGAGGATTAATATGGGCAAGGATAGTATCGCCATAGCGACCTTTGCTCTGAAGTTCTTTAGCGAGTGTTTTTAAGCCTGCCATACAAGCCTCTTAGGTTTAAAGTTCATACAATAGTCACCGTTACCGTCCCCACACTAGCTGTGGCAGATACTCCAAATAGATAAGAAATATAAGGTACAACAATCCGCAAGTCTTCGCCAACTTGAAATACAGTGCCGTCTGGCAAATTGTACCCCGATGTTGGCAAATTTAACAGTCTGATCCCGTCTGCCTGTAAAGGCACGTTCGAGTCTAACTGGGTGAAATATAGTCTTAAAACCCCGATTAACTGAGACAGTTGCTGTTGGTCGTATTCTGGTGTCGCAAGCGGCAAGGCTGGCGCTCGGAACTTTTGCATTGCCATTATCTGCGCCCATCTGGTCTGCCATCCAATCTTGGACTACCTAACTGCCACTGGACATTTAAGTCGGTTGATTCAATCTGAATAGCCATTTGCCTAGCCCTAGCCCGCATGAAGATCTGTTCGGTATATATGTCTACGGAAGTCTCAATGACTTGTTCAGAATCTACGTTTGAATAGGCATTTCCAGGGAAGTTCCGTGGTTTTATATACATTGTGACCGCAGGCAAAGTGGCAGTCGATCCCGCAAAACTAAGGTCAGGGATGATCCGCTTGGTTAGGATAAACTGATCCCCGTCCACAAGGTCAAAGTCTGAAGACGAAATAAACGATGTCATCGCATTCGTGCCGTCATTTAGTCCCTGCTCATGGTTATAAATAATACTGTCAGCTGTAATAGCAGTTGATACGACACTCTGAGAAATATTGACTGTGTAAGTCCCAATCCCGCCAGTCCCAGTGCCTAGAGCCGTTATTGTGGTTCCTGTAGCTACGCCCGTTCCAGTAATAACAGAGCCGACTTGTAAGACGCCTACCGAGACCGCAGTGACTGTCAAAGTCGTAGAAGCAATAGAGCCTGTAACATAGGTTCCTGTAACAGCTTGAGGGTATTCCCTTAGAGACGAATCTAACCACGCAGTACGGTCTATCGTGCCGTAGTACCAGATCCTTTCTAGGTGGTTATAGACGACATAGGCATCGTTAACCTGACTATTGGCGGTAGGATAGAACCACCAAACCTCGTTCCAGCCTTCGTTAGTTCCAGAGACAATCTGGTCAGCTTGGGCGTAGTTTAAGTTAGTAAATACATGATTTCTCAAAGTAGACGGAAGTGTCTCTACTCGTCCAGAATACGCATAGAACTTATCTTTACCCATCCAGTAGGCTACGTTATTAACGACTGCTACGGCTCTTGGGCTAAGGATTGATATATTATCGGCAAGTTCTTGAATACTAAAGACGTCTGTGGTGCCTACGAACTGGAGAGAATTTAAAGTTCCTTCGGTATAGACCAGAATCTCCTGACGGGTTGTAACGGCACAAACAATCTTTGAGCCACGGGATAGGCGTATAAACCCTGCTGAGTTAGTTACTAAAGGTGTCCATACATTAGGCTGATCTTGGGTTGCCCAGCGGATTAATAAAGGATCAAATGAACCTCCTCCATATGGGGTAGCACCAAAGCAGAGTAGGTGTTTGTCATTCTGAGAGACTAAAACCTGCATTGCTTGTGTAGGAACATCAGCAGGAGCAACACCGTTTATGGTTGTAGTAGCCAGTGGGGTAGCTCTAGTTGATGGACCGCCTGAATATTGCCAATAATAGATAACGCCATTACGAATATTAGCAACTAAATCATTGTCAAAGTTTTGTAAAAACCAATCTCGTTGAGAAAGAACGACTGGCGTAGCGCTTCCAGAACCCCAAGCTCCACGACTCCATGTACCTGCACCCCAACCGTTTCCATATGCAGCATTATTATTTCCTACGCTAATCTGAAAAGCTGCTGTAATTCCCGTGCCACCGCCAGAAGTCGAAGACGTAGCCGCAGTCGCAGCGGTAATCGTAAAGGAGTTTGCGTCTATTAAGGTAATAATAAACTCAGTATTTAGAGTAGTCGCATCAATCCCGCCTACCGCTGTAGCTCCTGAAAAGGTTACATAGTCTCCGTCTAAAGCTCCATGGGATGTAATTGCAACAGTGACGGTTTTAGAAAGATTAACCGTGGTAAAACAGTTATTGGTAGTTGGACTAGTAAAAGTCTGCCGTATAGGGGTAATGTCATTTAGAATCTGACCCGCTTCAATGTAAAGTTTTTTAGACGTTCCAAGGGCTAGATAGTTATCCGAAGCCGTGGTAATCCAGTTAAACATCTGACGGCAAATACCTACTACTGTAAATGTCCCGTAGCGTAACCAACCGCCAATCTTTTGAGGATAGCCAGAACGAAAGCGCACTTTATTGCACTCAAAGAACCCACCCTCATTGGTGTAGTTGGTTTGATCTCTGTTTAAACCTGGCTTAAATTGTAGTTTTTGGAGTGGCATATTAACTTAAAAATAAGGCACGTTCATCGTTTCTGCGGGTTACTAGACCTTTTAGTACTTTACCCCCAGCCAGTGTATATTTCAAGAACTCTTCTGCCGCCCCTTCCATTTCGCCCCGAAGAACCTTCTGACGGAGGGTGCTGCGCTGTAATGCTCCCAGACCAATATTGAAGCTAAAGCTAACAAGAGCATCGAACTGACCTTGAGTGAGCTTAACGGGACAGTAGCGTTCAACACCTCGCTCAAAGCGATTAAGATCGTCTCTAAGAATGTCATCTACTTCCTCCATCGAAAAGGTACGGTCGTCTTTGTACTCCAGTGGGTAAGCATCCCGCTCGTCTATCTTTAAAGCACCTTGCCGTGGGTAGAGTACATGACCCACACCAATCGTCCACAATTTTGCGGGACAGCGGTAGGGACGCTGGCGGACACCCTCATGGTGCTTAATCATTTTGATGGCTTTATCGCTTACTTTCACTTCTTAAATGCCTGTGTTCCAAACCAGAAGGCAATAATAGACGCCAAAATCTGCATCTCATCTGCATCAAATACCATTGGAATAGCTTCGGCAAACGCAGCCCCAGAAGACCATGCCCACCAGATAGAAGCAATATCTACAACGATCAGCAGTAGAACAAACAAGTAGGTCACGACTGGGCGTACCGAAGCCCGTAGATTAATGATCCACTGAGAAGCACCCTTGCCAATCTCGATGTCGTGGTTATACATAGCGGTGCGTTCTTGGGCTTGAGTTTCCATTTGAACTTGTTCTGTCCTGATCTCTTCGATACGGGCTTGGGCTATATAACCCGCTTCCATCATCTTTAGTTCCCGCTCCATCTGCATGGCGGCAAGTTCTAGTTCGTGTTTCTTGTCGGACTTGTCTTGGAAGAAGTCCAGTAGTTTAGGCAGTCCCCCCATTAGAAAGGACAGCGCTGTGGATATTAGGGTAAACATTATTTTCTCCCTACTTCGGTTTCGTTATCGCCTTTGCGTACTACGACCTTGTCACCTTCTACCGACACAGACATTGGATCACGGTCAGCCATCTTATCTAAGCGAGAAATCAGTTCTTTCATAATCTCAAACTCAGGCTTGTCTTGTTTGGGGGTAGCACCAGCAACACCGTTAAGCATCGAGATTAAGGCGGTTAAAGACGCACCAAGCAATCCCATCACGGCAGCCATCTTAGATTCTTCAAGGACTATGGAAGCTCCTACGCCAATCACCACAATAAAGGTAATGTAAAAAAGACCTTGTTTGCCGATGTATTTACCAGCAACTTCTTTAGCGGTTTCATGTTCATTCATTTTTTACTCCCCCATACCATGTAATAAGCTATCCAGCCCGCTGCTAAAAAGCACCAAAACTGCACCCATCTAACCTTTGATAACTCGGCATCAAAGTAGTCCTTGTCTGCCTTTTCTATCTTCTCAATCTCGGTCTTAATCTGAATGACCTTATCCCACTCTTTAGTACCGAACTTCTTTACAAAATCTACCCTTAGTTTGTACTCCTCATCCGATATTTGTTTACGGTGTCGGTACTCTTCAAGGGCTTTAAATATTGCCCGTTCCTTCTTAAACTCTGCTTCCCTGCGTTCACGGATTCTTGCATTTGCCCGTTCTTTTGCTACATCGACTGCTTCCTTCTGTACTTCCTCGATGTTCTTGCCAATCTCCCTACCAGCTTCTCTACCAGTCTTTAATCCTTCGCTGATACCCTTGGCACCAATCGACAACCCCAGTTCGTCTGCCATAACTCAATTTAAAATACCTCTCCGCCAGCGGCAGGAACAGAAGTTGCGTGAATCGAAATGTGCTGTCTAAGGTTCAATGGCGCCCCGCAGTCTGAGCAGACATCGGCTTGTAGCTCGGCTTCATCTAAGTCATACCCACAGGCGGCACAGACAATCTCGACTTCGTGGTGTGGCTCAATTAGCCCGCTATCTAAAGTTCTTGCTAGTACAGTAGTTTTCATACAGTCTCCAATTCAACCCAAGATAATGTTATTTCTTGCCATTCATATCTTTTTCCATCTGTTGGATATGGGGTTGGTGCTTCCCATAGATAAGAATCTTGGTTCATTGACCAGCTTGGGAATGGTTGTGGAGCAGCAAATCCTGTGCCGTCCCATGTGTAACCGATACCAGCATAGTTCTTATGCAGTGGCTCACGACCGCTAGGTGTGCCGTCTTGGTTATAGTGAACTCCACCACGGGTGTTGTAGGATGTCTGAACCCAGTTTGCTGGATCGCCCAACGCACCAGTAGCAATAAACGCTTCTTCAGCTACAACTACTTGTACAACTACGCCATTTTCTATTTTTGCAAAGTGTGCCATTAAATAGATACTCCTATGTTGATTGCTTTAAGTTCTTCAACTGTGGTTACTGCTGTAATAGATGCTTCTGTTGCCGTAGCCCATGCAATAACCGCTGCACGATATGTAGCTACATCAGCAGGGATGTCAACATTACGCTCGGCTTTACGGATTACATACCAATCGGTTTGGGCTAGGGTCATGTTGGTGTTGTGTTTGACCTGTGCAATATGGTTTGATTTTAAGCCTTTTGTGATTAAACGCTCGGTAGAATCCACCATTGCTGGTTTACCGTCAACCTCACCTAAAACTTTGACGTACATTGGGTTGCCGTCTTTATCAGATTCTTCACGGTCTTCCAGTTCTTTTGGCGTGGCAGTGTATGACCCATCCTCGTTTGCCGTTACCCAGTAGTAGCGGTCATCTGGTCTAATTTCGTCTTGTCTAATAAACATAATAGTTCCTATCGTGCGTTAGCGTATTTAAAGGGGTTTTCGGCAAATGCCATGTAGATGTAAGTAACACCATTTTGGTTTGTACCACCGCCAGTGTTTCTTAATTTAAAGCCATTAGATAAAAAATCCTGTTCTGCTCCATATTGGTCTTCTGATAAT